AATAATCTATATTATATCTGCTTAGACTTCTCTCTTTGTCTCAGACAGGTATAACCATTATTAAAGTAATAATATATTACTCTTTTGGATTTTCTCTAGGTACACTTAAAGCCAATGGGACTTTAGACCTACGCATATCCATCTTCTTACTTTCATCTCTTTTAAAGTAAGTCTCTTTGTGCCATGTATAAGTACGCATAGTATCAGTACGATCATAAAACTGTTTACAAGCACTTACTTCAATGTGATAGTCCTTTTTCTTGAAGTGTGGAAACTTCTTATGACCTTGCATGTTACTATGCACATGGCAAACTATAAAACGAATTGCATACTTAAAGAAGGAACTAAACGTCTTAGCTCCACCTATAACGTATGCATGTTTAATGTCTTTATCCTCAAGGTATTGCATAATCTCTTCTGGACTATGCATTACTAACACCTTAGGATTTGATACTTTATAATCTTTGTTAGTAGTAAGCACAATATAGTTTCTATGGTTTAACAGTTTACTTGTCTCAAAGGTCTCTCTTCCCATGATTACTGTACAACCTAAAGTAATATTGCGCATTTGAGTTTCAAACGCAGGCACTGTTAAGATTTTCTCTCCCCGAAAATTAACAAGTGATTTTGAATTGTCGTATGTAGCTATGAGAGTTAGCATATTAATCCCCTGATCTTTCTTTTTAAATTGCTACTTCACCTTTAATCTTTGGTCCAGGAATATATCCTTCTAGTTTGATATCATCAATAGTGAAATCATAGAAGTCTTTAATATCTGGGTTTAAGATTAATTTAGGTTTACATTCTTTACCCTTATCGATTACATCACGTAAATCATACCAATCAACAAGCTCTAACTGTTGTTGGATTTGTGGGATATGATTCTCATAAATGTGAGCATCGTTAATGCATACAGTTAACTGTCCAGGTTCATAACCAGTAACCTGAGCGAGCATATGCACCAATACTGCATATTGAGAAATATTGAATGGATTCCCTAAGAACCAGTCATTACTTCTAATAGTTAGCATACAGTTCAACTTACCTTTATTTACATTCCAGATTGTTTGGAATGCACATGGCTGCAAAGCCATATCTGGTAAATCTTCTATGTTCCAGAGAGATACAACCATACGCCTATTAGTCGGATCCTCTATAAGGGTTTTAATAAGCTTATCAACTTGCTTATATTTAGCTAGCTGATAACCATAAGCTTTACCAATAGTACCATCTTCTAACATCCATTCATCCCAGATATGTACATTCATATCTTGGAGTTTACGAACGTCATTAGATTGCATTTGCCAAATCCATAATAACTCTTTCACTGCAGTCTTAAAGCCTACAAACTTAGAGCCTAGAATAGGAAATGCTTCTCGTAAATTAAAACTTAAGATTACATGTGGTAAAGAGATTGCTTTAACTCCAGTACGGTTATTTAACATTTCCCCACCAGAGAGAATTCTCTTTGCCACAGTCAAGTAAGTATAATCGAATTTAGTTAACTGTGTTGGATCGATCATCTTCTTCCCCCAATCTTATCTAAAATGAATCTCATAATAAGCATAATCCCCATAATGACATCATAGCTTATTAAGATAAATATAACCACAGGGGTCACTGAAAAGTGACTCCCTCTAATCCCCTCAAACATAATTAATGGTAATAATACCAACCAAGGGGCTGCTAGTATTACTACAAACGATAATAGAAATGACATTATTAAGCCCTCTCTCAAAAATAGCTCTCTATCATAATGTCATCTTATTTGTTATTTCTAATAGAAAATGCCATATAACAGATTATAATGGATAATATAACCAATGAGATATGAACTAAGATAAGCTCATAAGACGTCTTTAAGTTATATCCATCCATAATATTCATTACAGCTGGTGCGGCTCCAATACAATTTAACCCAATAGTTGTAATTGTAGCCAGTAAAATAACGATTTCGGTTTTCATTTTTGTTACCTCCTATGGTAATATAAACTATAATTCAAGTTTATAATATATAACCTACAAAAAAATTAAAAGAGCCAGATTACATTCTAGCTCTTTTTCTTTTCTTTGGTGCAATTGCTTGACGGATACCATCAACGATACCGCCTACAATTAGAAATAAACCTACAGTCCAAACTGGACCGATTACAAACACTGCACCTAAGCTATTCTCATAGTTAACGTTGATCAATTGACCAATTAATAAGAACGCTACACCCATTAATACGTTACTCATATTGTCAGATAGATTAAACATGATATTTCCTCCTATATATAAATACTATATCATATATTCACTTTAATAATATACGACTATAAGAGGATACTATTACAAAATCATATAGGACTAGTCTACTAAGAGACTAGTCCTTTTTATTAATCTTGAACAATTGCAGCTATGACTAAACCAATTGCTGCAGCTGATGCAATAATTGATAGAGTTTGAGCTATTTCATACGCACTTGCGAAATCATACATGTAATAAGGACCTCCTATTTAACTAATACAGGTCTTGCAGTCATATCAATCACAGTAGTGTCAGCATCATATTCCATATTATGGCTAATAAGGAAACATTGCTCACATCCTACCATGGTAATAAGTTGTTTCAATAACCCAATGAATTGAATCCGATTCTCTGTATCTAGACCACCATCAATTTCATCTAACTTTAAGATGTTGTAATCAGTAGAGGAGTTAGCTAAGATAGCAAATGATAATATCATGCTAATCATACAAATCTGACTTGTACTCATAGAAGAGATATCATCATTAACTAAACCATTACCTAAACATGGTATTCTAAATTCAGATTCATTAATTACAAATGGTTGTATAATAAACTGACCATTGAATATCAAACTGAGTAATTCATTAGCTTTCAAAATAATATTTCCCATGTATGTTCTCATAAACACTGTCTGGATGCCCGTAGTTGGGCTTAAATAGTAACGTATAGTTTCGAGAATCGAGAAATTCTTGTTATATAGGGCTAGGTCCCTGAGGTAGTCTTCTAACAACGTTTTATTGGATGCTATCTTATCCCTCTCATTAAGAATAGCATTTAAGTCATCATTCAATCTATCTGCACGAGCTTTAGATTCAACCATTTGTGATTCTAAGTCTTTAACTTTATATGCTACATCAGATAAGGAATTGATTTGTCCTTGGAGTTCATCATTCCTGGCTTCCAATCCAATACATTCATCTACTAAAGACTTACATTTAGCATATACTTCAATCTTAAACTCTGTTAATGCTATATTAGTTGTAGTTTCACTAATAGCATCTTTCTCAGTTATCAATTGATTATCTATAGTGGTTAGTTTATCTTTCAATGAAGCGATGTCAGAGTCTAATTCATCGATTAGAGCCTTATTTGCTTCATACTTCGCCGCTGGTTCTTTGAGTGACTCTATAATATCCTCATAGTTAGATTTGGTAACCATAATATTGTAGATACCACGTATTTGGTTAAAGTCAGCCATGAGTGTTTCCATATGGTCTAAAGAAGCTAGTAGACTATGTGGGTCTATGATATATTTCACTGGACTCTTCTCTAATAGCTTTCTGAAAGATAATACCATACCATGTAGATTAGTGAATCGTCTATTAAAGTCATATAACTCTTTGAATGATTCAATATCCTTCTCAATTGATTTTAGTAAGGTCTTAGATTCGCTAATTTCCTTATTGATTTGATTAATACGATTCTCTGGATCTTTAGATGATGCTTCAATTGCTTCTTTAACAAATGAGCAATCATCAATCTTACATTCTTTAGGTCTTAATGCTAAAGACTTAGCTTTATCAAAGAGAATCTCATATGTTAATACTTCAGATTCTAATTCAGTTACCTCTCTGGATACTTCATTATACGTACGAGTCAACTCAATGGTTTGATCAACATACTTACCATCATTACCCAGCGTAGTCTTAACGAAATCATATTTATCTTTTCTTGTGGTTACATCTAACCCATTATAAAGACTATCAATTACTGGAACGATCATATCCATCGCATTAACTAATGCCTCTGCTTCGGATAAGGTCTTGATAGATGAGTTTAGATTGCTTATATCATTATCTAATACAGCAATCTTCTCTTTAGTATCCTTATAGAGATTCAGATCAGAATCACTGAATCCTCCATCTAATAAAGTACCTCGTTTAGTTATCTTAGTTTGTAAAGACTTAAATGTATCATCTTTATCTTTAGATATACTTTCAATTCTAACTTTAGCTACAGCTTCTTCAGCTTTCCATTTAGCTATGTCTTTATCAAAAGTACGTAGACTGCTATTGATAGTAGATTGTAGTTCATTTAGATCTTCACTAGATAATTCTCCTTTAGATAGATTAATAACTTGGGCTTTAGAAGCTCTGATGTAATCAATATTCTCCCGTATCTCTTCGTTAATCTTATAAAACTCCTCAAGATTATTATCTCTAGTTAAGATACCAATCTCGGCATCAATCTTAGATGTCTCAATAACTGCTTTATCTCTTTCTCTAGACACGTCTTCAACTTGTCTAGTGATATTAGCATATCTAGAATTAAGCTCTTCTATATTACCAATCTGATTGATCTTAGAAGAGATTGTACTAATCATATTCTTGAACGTAGAGTACTTCTTAGTAATGACTTTATACATGTTGTTGTATACTTCAATACCATTGATAATACTATTAACAAACTTCTTACGTTCTGCTGGTTTCTTATCAGCTAATCCTCTATCTTCAGATGATAACTGGGATAGTGTAAGGAAGTTAGCATCTAAGTTAAATAAATCAAATATAATATCTTTACCAGATGTCACATTCCATGTAGGATTCAACTCAACTCGGTTCATTCCCTTATAGACTTGCATCTTAACTTGACCTCTAGACCCATCAGCCTTAGCTGGATGGATATATAAGATCTCATACAGTTCATTGTTATATAAATATCTTAACGTTTTCTTACCCTCCAATCCAGGGATGATAGCACTATTGTCATCTTGGATAGGAGATAAAGCTTTAAGTAAAGTAGATTTACCGGAACCATTAGCACCACGAATTATAACAATATTAGAGGTAGACTGTGATAAGTCTACCTCTAGGATATTATCTCCGCGACCATTATATATTCCGATATAATTTTCTAGTCTTATAGATAATAGTTTCATAATATTCCTTATAGTTTGTGAAGTTCAAATTCTGAAGTGTCATCATTGATGGTTAGAGTTACACTGTCACCAGAATCAATTCTATCGAATGAAGTTCTAGTTACATGAATACAAAAGTCACCATTCAATTCTACAATACAGACATTTCTCTTCTTAGTCTTAACGCAGTCATTAACTTCCATTAACTCTACGTATCGTTTTTCAGTTACAATATAGAATGGACTATACTGATCAGCATAAATCATTCTAAGTCCCATCCATGCAAAGCAAATAAAAATAAATAGCATGGCTAAAGTTAATGCTAGTGCAAGACTCATCTTAATACTTCCCTCATTGATTAAAAACTTCCCTCAAGTATTAATGTGTTAAGATAGCAGTACTATTCTACAAGTTCTTATAAATGATAAATAGAATTGCTACTATAATCATTGATATAGCAAAATCAAACTCATATGGGGATCCATACATAAACTCATAGACCACACAGAATATGATTGTATATATCAAGATTGTATCAATAGTTTTCACGATATATTACCTTTTTTTATTATCGGATAGGATATATAGAACTGTTAACAAGATTAGACCAATATTGATTATGAAGCTAATATTGGAAATGAATGTTAACAATCCAACTGCAACTAGGATTGCTATAGTAATTTCAAACATAATATCACACCTTTGTGTTTGTGTATTTGTCTAAAATACCAAGTAGTGCTTTAGATATCTTATATCCCAGACAGATAATAACAGCAGTTAAGATGATAGACGTAGAGTATATGAATATTAATATTCTACCCTCTTTTGTTTGAGCCAAATCAGAAACAATATAACCGAAGCAAGCAATATAAATAATGGCACCTATGATATAAAGTAATGTAGATTTTTTAACCATAAGCATTCTCCTTTCATTCGTTATTGCTTTGTTCAAGTCTATACGTCTATCTTCTCCATTGTAGGGTAAGGTAAACCCCATCTCCAATCAATATTGAAAGTTTTACCACAATCACTACATTTGAATTTATATAACTGGTATCTATTCAGAAGCTCTAATACATCGTCAGGTTTATTACTGAAAGCTAAGATAATATTAGGATAGCTTACAGGTTTACCATTGGCAGTATATAGATCAAAATGCTTAGAGTAGCATTTAGGACAAGTACAATTATCGATAATTGCCTCTTTCATATTATCACCACCTCAAAAAATAAAACCCCTAGGATTATTACATCCTAGGGGAGTTGTATTATTTAATATCCATACCATCGATTGCAGCTTTGATTTGAGCTTCAATATCAGATTCCAAGCGTTCTTTCTTTTCCTCTTCAGTCTCTGGCTCTAAACCCTCTACAATACCATATTTCTCAATAGCATCATCGATTGCTTTATAAATGATATCCATTGTAGTATGTATAATGCCTTCACTCATTTCAAATAGCAAATCAACTTGTTGGTCTAAGCGTTCTTCTACTTCAAGAATAGATACGAATGAATGCTTAGTGTATTTAGCTGCAGCATCAGCTTCGATAGTTGCATCATTGAAGTACTTTTGATCAATGAATGCATTACGAAGTTCAACGTTCTCTTTTTGATTAGCAAATACGTCATCAATGATTGCTAAGAATGCTTTAAGATTGAACTCTGGTTCATTACCAGCTTCAAGAATCTTAACTGTAACTGATGGATAGTAGAATAACTCTGCATATACAGCCGCAGAATCATATGCTAAGTTATCCATAATAGCACTTGCTACCCCATGTGGGTTAGGAATACGGAATTTAGACATCAATACTTGACTTACGATATCAGTAGACTTAGCGATATTATAATCAATCATGCTACCAATCTTTTCTAATTTCAAGTCATGATGTACTACATCGATATATGTAATCAAAGCATGTAAAGACCCCTGAGGAGTTTCTTTACCATATAACCATTTGAAGAATGTATCGAATAATGCATAGATAGCATTGTAATCTTTCTCAGCTACCATTCTAACAAATGTGTTATAGTTAATCAATAAAGTATGTAATGAATCAGATTCACGATTCATTGCTACACTGAATGGGTTATTGAGAATATATTCAGGATCTACTTTATCATTATAGACCAAGACAACATTCTTACCACGGATATTGATCTTACGACCTCGAGTTTGATCTACTATAGCTTCACGAGACATAAGTCCTTCAGATACTATCTTCTTAGTATCAATAAAGTAACTTTCATTATGGTCATTGAGTAAATCATAATCAGGAGAAATCAATGCCAAGCGTTCCCAATACAATGCATTTGTAGCTAGAAGCTTGTACAAATAATGTCCAAAATTATGAATATCACAATTTGCTTGTCCTACGTTCATGAGTTCCTCCTATTTAGATTTAGTATAAACTATACGTCTAATGTCGCCTTCTGCGACTTTAATTGAATCTGGATATTTAGCTTGGCTCATATCAAGAAGGATATCAGTATATTCCTTCTTGACACCACCAACTACTACTTTACCGAATTCAATATCTCTACCTAGCTTAGTGCTACGTTCTTTCATAGCCTCCATTTGAAGTCTGGAGAATACGAAATATCTATGATAGATATCGGTCATTTTAAGCCTCCTCGAAATAAATTGAACAGCTATCTTCCATATTAATAAGAGCTGGTCTTAATTGAGTTTCGAATTCACGAGTTCTAGCCACCATAGCAATTGTTTGACCAAGTAATTTGGCATCAAATGCTACTGCATCTGGATCTCTAGTATCAGTTAACTCTAAACCAGCATCTTCAGCTAACATAATTGCAGAAGTATAACCTTTCTCTTCACGGTATACGTTGAGCATCTTACTGAAGTTCTCATCCCATACATTAGGTTCTTCTTCATTAGTGAAAGAATTCCATTCATATACACCATGGTTTAATGGGCATAGCATACCACCAACACCAGGATCTGATGCGGATGAAGTATTCAAATCGATAATCCCTAAATGAGATGGATCGATTGCACGTACATTACGAGCTACATTCTTACTATTAGACTCTCCAGGACCAGATGGACCTTTAATGGTATACTTCAATTGTAGGAATGAATCTCTATCGTTAACCATATTACGGAAGCCCTTTAAGTTAGACTTCTGTAATTCAGCAATCAAAGCCATTGGTGGAGTATTCAATTGCTGTTTAATACGATAAGCTTCCATGTTAGGATCATGCTTCTCAGGTAAACGTCTAAGTTTAATATTAATTAGCATGATATACATAGCTGCAATATATTCAGACCATCTAATTCGTTTAGTAGATGCATCTAAGTTATTCTTCAATCGGATAGAAGAGAACTCACATGCCATCCATTTCAATACAGAATAGATATCTGCTTTAATCTCATCAGGTAAACGTAATCTCTTCTTAGTTGGAATATCATAAGAATTCTCTAAAGATTCAATGATTGCATTACCTTTAGTGAAAGTAGAAGTCTCAGAAGATACAAAGTTAAACCCAAGTTTCTGAATCCAGAATTGTGTTGTATAAATTTGATCCAGTGTAGTCTTCTTAGTAGCAAAGAGCATAATAGCTCTTTGGAAAGATGCAATGAATGATTGTAGAATACGATCATTATCTACAAAGGACTTCACTGCAGAGATATAGAATGGAGATTTCATATGGCTATTAGCAATCGCGAAAGTATAATACTCTGGATCGTCAATATCATAATCAGTAATCCGAATTATATCTTGAAAGTTAAACTTCTCTAAAGTTTCATACCATCCGAATCTAGCTAAGTAGTATTCGAATAGAGTTACTTTATGGTCAAATAGATATACACTAAACATTGCTAAGCGTATAGATTCTTCTTTTGTTGTATTTAGATCAACGAAGTTACGAAGCATCTTAACTGCATTAGAGTTTGTCTTAAGTGTAATTGATTGTGTCTTAGCAGATGTCGCTGTAGTATTATTGTAAGTACTACCATCTACTAATTGGAATAGTGGGAAGTAATCATTACCATTCAAATGAATATAAGCTCCATCAATAACTCTTGGAATAGCAATGAGTACATCAAAGGTTTCTTCATCTTTAGTACAACCAACGTAGTAAGTAACCTTTAGTAGCTTTAAGTCAGAATCTTTAATAGAGATAGATGGAGTCTCTTCTCCAATCAATAGCTTCTGAACTTCAGCATAATCATCTATAACTTCAAAGCCTAATACTTTGATAGTATAGAACTTATTTCTCTCACAGGAGAGAATTACATCTTTCAAGTCTTCGATAATATCATCATCAGACTTACAGAAGAATCTATCATTAAACTTAGGTCTATTTCTATCGTTATACTCAGCGATAAATTTAGATTGACTATTCATCTTCCGCCTCCCCGATGTTTGTAATCTTTGCTTTAATCTGTGTACCAATAGGATTTGGAACTCCAGGTTCACGATCTTCAAAGATAATATAACAATCCATATCTAAAGCTTCAGCTATAGTTTTCATCTTAGCTAAAGTGATTGTATCTTTCTCAAACAACCGACGATCATTATTGAAGTTATCACCGAATCTATATGCATACTTATTGATATCAATATGCTTACGATTCACTGCATCTTTCAATGCAACCATCTCTGGTAGATCATTCGGCTTGATTCTAATATTGAAGATATTATCTGGATTAATGAGAATGGTTTCTTCCATAGACATCAATTCAGAAGTTTTCTCGATTTGTTCTTGCATACTCTTAGTATTACTGAAATCGATAACCTTCATATTTTGTAACTCATACTTAGACTGATCTTCATCTGCATTGATGTATGTAGCTAGACATCCATCAATTACAACCCCATTAGTCTTATAAGTATTAGTCTTACTAATGATTGGATACACTTTACCATCTTCTTCGATTGCAATATTCATTTCATCAGAATGTCGCATCGCCTCATCGAAATCATAGATGGTATGTAAACAACCGTTAATGACGCCTTTTTTCATTTCCCTGTCTCCGATTAAAAATAAAAGAATAATAGTGGAGGTTAGGTAGACAACCTAACCTCCCATTATATCAATTATTCAACGTCAACGAGTTTGTCATCTTTGATGAATTTCTTCAAGTCAACTGCTGGGTCTAATACAACTACACGTTCACCATCTTCTTCAGAAGCAGATGCAGTTAAGTATTCATCGAATTTGATTTCATAACCATCTTCATCGATATCAGCTTTGTTCAAGTTCATCAAAGCATTAATGATGGTAGATAAGATTACACGAGTGATATCGAATACGAATGCATTGTTGACAAACTTGTTGTTGGTCAATACATACATGAAACGATTCAAGAAGCGTTGAACTTCTTCATCGCTCAAGTCATATGTAGTAGCGATATCTTTAACGCCATCTTCATTTAACTCAAAGCGAGCTTCGAAGGAATTTTTACCTTCATCATCCACTGCACGTTCTAAGACGATACCAGCGATGAATGTGCCATTTTTATCATTGACACGTAGTACAGCTTCGTTCTCAAACTTAGTGTTAGCTAAGAACTTAACTGCACCAAACAATACTGATTTCAAAACGTTTACAAATTGATGAGATCTGAGGATAATTTGATCTTCAGCTTTCAATCTTTCTAAAACTGTTTCGATAATTTGTGTTTCTTTAACATCTTTTACCATGGTGTGTCTCCTTTGCATGGATTAAAATAACTACGTGATCATAAACTATATCATGATCACGTATATAATATATTAATATTCTGTAAGTTAGCTTGTAACTTTTTACAGCTTAAATCTTGCTCTAAAGTCAGGCAATGCCTCGATTTGAATACCGTACTTTAATGCCTTTTCTACTTTAGAGCTACTGAATCCAGCATGTGGAATCAATAAGATATTGGTATCTCTAGTTACACTCGTATCTGTTACAAAGTATCCTAGAGGTGCCATCTTCTCTGCTAATGTATCATCTCTAAATCCAGTGATTACAATCTTCTTACGATTATCCACTAGGTTATAAGTTCTGACTACATTATTCATCTTTATGATAGTAATGAGATCTTCAGTAAAGACTGCACGTTCATTTAAGATAGTCTCTACTGCAACTTTACCAATCCCTTTTAACTTCATAAGTTTAGATTGCAATTCACTATCTGGTAAGTTTAATACTTCTTCTATCTTAAGAGCATGAAGTATAATCTTCCATGTTTTGATTGCAATATCTGTAAAGCCTAGAGCACCAATGATATTATAATCATAGATCTCTTTAGTCTTTAGTTCGTTTACTCTTTCCATAAACTTCTTACTATTGACATCACCTAGAATAGATAATCTATCTGGTGTAATATTAAGAAGATCAGTGAATGAAGTTATGCTTAAATCTTTAACTGTAGCCTCAGAGAAATCTCTGAAATTAATCTTTTTAAGCATATCTGCCATCCTAGCGATACCACGACCAATGCACTTGGGATTAGGGCATGCCACAGATTTGCCGCTATAGGACTCTACCAGTAGGGTACCACAGGCAGGGCAATAATCGATGAAATTCTCCATAGGTCTTGGATTATTATCGTTCTCTACACAATCATGTCTAGTTACATATGGCATTACATCATTAACATAAGTCACATCAATAATGTCATTGTATCTTAATGATAATGCTTTGAATCTTTCATATGAATGACCACTTGCTAAGTTGTGGACTGTACCATTGAATTCCACTGGGTCAAACATAATCATTGGTGTAATAACACCATTCTTACCAACTGTATATTGGTAACCACGGAATCTTGTAGATCTAACCATAGCATTGAACTTAATAGCCATGCTATACTTATTCACATGATTCTCTCGACCAAGAGCTTGAATGATATTCTTATCAGTATATGATACGACTACACCATCATATGCAAATGGCATATATTGTCTAAACCAATCAGCATCTTGGACAAACTTATTCACTTGGAATAATACGTTGCTATAGTGACCTTGGATGATTCTATATCTATTAGGCTCTTTAGTAGCAAAGTATCTATTCATGAATTCTAACTCTTCTATACGACTATTGAAGTCAATAGAAGTTGCTAAAGGTACTAATGTAATGAAGTCAATATAATCTCTGGCATTGGCTGAACCAATAATACCAGCTATTGCTGTCCTCATATTCTTATAAGTCTTACCAGTAGCATTTTGGAATCTAACTAAATCTTCTTTGGTAATGATTGCCTCGAACTTCATACCGATAATCTCACTATCAGCTAGTTCATTAGGGAATCTATAACCATATAAGACATCAGTTAAATCTGTAGCCAAGTCAGCATCTAAATCTCCTCGAGTTCTAGCACTGACTACTTTATTATTCACTTCAGCTTCAATAGATAAACCATCATATTTGATTTCTGCTACCATCTCAAATGGGTTTTGATAATTAATCAATCCCATCATAAGATGTTTAGCTAAGAAGTCTCTTTCAAATATCTTTACCTTTGGATCTCTATCAGCAAAAGCTTTCTTAGCATCTGATTCTAGTACAAACTTACACTTATCTAAAGTACCAACTAATTGAGGATACTTATGAGCAGTATCTCTACCTCTATCTGATACTGTAGCATGAGTAGAATCTAATGGAGGCTGCCATCTATTCGTTGGGACATCAATAAAGGTATCTCTATATAGAGTATCATTAGTTTCCTTTGGATAAGATATGATAGCCTCAATATAACTTTCGTTATTAGTTGCTTTACCTTTACCTTGGAGCTTAAAGTGTACTACATCAGATCCAACTTGGAAGTTAGGATTGTATACTTTATAAGCTTCTAATAGTAAATCATAAATACCATCTTCTAATGGTAATACAGCTAAGTCTGTATTGTTGTATAAGATATTGCTGATACGTAGAATTGTATCAGCATCATCTACATCTTGAACTGTCCAGTTTTGTTTGTTTAACAAGACTGAAGTTCGTTCATTGATTAATCTTAAATTTTCTTCTTCGAAGACATCATCAAGATTACCACGTAAAAGAGTCGTATATAGATCTCTTAGTATCATGATAGCCTCCTATTTTTCAAAATATTTAATACCCCGTGTTAACCATAAGGAATCTGTTTCACTATAACCCTCTGGAGGTTCACTACTCATAGCTCCTTCCATGATTGCAGGGATACAAGGTTCTTTAAAGTTCTCATAGATTGGATAGAACTTCCCGTTGATTTCTTTCACTGTAATAGTCATCTTAGACTTATCATTCTCTCTTAGAGCTTTAAGATAAGAATAGTCTTCAAGTATTGCAGGAACGTAGAAATCTTCATCAGGAATATTGTATAACAATGCTTCTTCGTACTTCTTAGGAACCTTTTCAAATGTCAATTTCAAACCAATAGCCTTAAGATATGCATTTACTATCTCAGCAGATCTAGACTTAGCATCTGCAGATAGAGTAATATTGATATCATTAGGATTCTTGGTTAATAGATCTTTAATAGATCTACGTCCGATAGGAGCTGTACTATAGAGCATTAACATAATTACATTGATATCATCACCAATATGAGTCAATGCACTAATCTCCATCTCCCCTTGTCGGATAGGTGTATTAGTATATACAGGTTTATATAAGCCAGCAGATTTATTACGGCTGTTTTCACCTTTATTATTACTAAAGGACATACTTGTTGCGGAGAACTTCTCTTCTGCATACTGTTTCAAACGACATACATATTGTTTCGCTACAAGTACTGGTCTTAAAGACTTAACTAATCTGAATTTCTCATTAGAAGAATCAAGCATAGGTGTATATACATATCCATGTCTTGTCTCAGGGAATTCAGCTAATACTTGTCTTAAAGTATCAATAGTAACTGTCTCTTGTAGTGGAAGAATAGATATAGTAATATTACCATCTTCAATAATAGAGCTTAGATACTCCATACGAACTGATGGATTACTCTTAGAGATAAACTCTTCCATCTCTTTAGCCTGACTAGGACTAAAGAAGCTTACAAATTTTACAATCTTCTTAAGAGAACCATTAGTATCTTGCTTATTAAGATTGCGAACTACGGCAGCTGATGCGGAATTGATTTCCATTTCAAATAACTGAGATGGATTCAATCGATTGACTACTGTTGCTTGGTTGTATTTCATCTCTACCCGTTGACCGTCTTCTGTTTCTGGCATCAACTCATCTGGTAGTATATTAGAAATAACGCCTTTACCACCATATCGGTTAGTTAACTTATCACCAATATGGAGATCATTCTCTTCTAGGATATATACATCCATCTGTAAGTTAGAGTATACGTTATTATCAATATTAAACTTAACTCCATCTAGAATCTGTTGACTAGTATAGAGTAGCTTTTGAAGATCGTATCCTAACTCACATTTATAGTTAGCCTGAAGTCTATGTACTGTATGGATTAACTCATCACAGAATCGCTTATTATCTTGATAATACATATTAAGCTGAGTATTGTAGATAGAGTTCTCCATCAAGTCAGGGTTGTTAGTATGAATCTCAATACCAACTACCTTACCGTTACTTGTGATTTTCTCATCAGACATATTGATATCTTGAAGTTTATTGAATACTTGAGAGAATAGAGCTTCCTCTTTGTTCTCTCGACGTACTGCAGCTAAGATACCATCTTTGATTTCTTCACCAATGTCTGGGATAACCTTATAGATATCCTTATTACCATATAGATTAAGTAAGATATCATTTTCATTGATCATGAATGAGATCTTCTTAACTAATGGTGATCTAAATTTCTTTGCACAAGATTCACTAATCTCGATAGCATCTTCAGTAGTCTTATTCTTTGCAATATACATCAATAAGACATTGATACCATCCATACGGTTGTTAAATTCATCAAATCCTTTGGATTTTGTTATTACCTCCCCTTTGTCGATAACACTGCCGATGACAAGCTTATCTAGAGTGGAGTTATTAATCTCATATCCAAAAGATTCAGTGATATACTTATAATCCAACTTATGAATCAAGTCTAATGTATTAGACTCTTCATTGTGGATGATAAGATAGTATTCATGACCAGGAGTCATAGCATATCTTTCAATTCTTGCTAATACAGTCTTACGCTGATCAGCTTGCTGGAAAGATGTTGATCGATGTCCGAATTCATTCTCAAAGCCTGTTTGAATGAATGGGACTTCTGGATAACATAGTGCCATAGATTGCTCTGAATGGACACTATACATGATTTTACGACTACCAGAACTACTAGCAGGGAATGGTTGGATTAACTCTTTCCCTAGTACTTGCTCTGGTGTCTGGATTCTTTTCCTAGCACGATTAATCTCGTCATCTAGAATCAATGTGTTAGCCATTGTGTCTGTGTCTTCCTTTCTAAAAGTATTATAAAATGAAATACAGAAGAGTAATCAATACTCTTCTGTATCACTTCTATAATATATAACTTAAGCTTCTAATGCTTTGAAAGATGCAATAAGATCTTTCGTAATAGATGCATTTGTAACTTGACCGCTTGTCGGTACTGGAGCGATTAATTCATCCATTACATCACGAGCCAAACGTAAGAAATGCATACGGAAGTCTTCACGTTCAGTAAAGAACTCTTTAAAATCTCGAGTTCTAAACTTAGTATCATATCCATCCAATTCTAAGTAAGCACCTTTAGTGGCAATCTTACCAGCATCTTTAAGCATAATCATTAAAGAATACAGTGGATCGAAACCATAATCTTGAGAGAAGATCAATGGAGTAGATTTACCAGCTTTATTTGTACGAGACTTACCTAAAGAGATATCTACTTGAGCACCAGAGAACCCAAATGTCTCTTCTTTAAGTTTACTATCATCAAATCTAATGATGTTATTCGCTAAATAGGTTACTGCTCTACCACCAGGTAAAGACTCACCTTGTTTAAGATACATCAATTGACCTTTAGTATGCATAAATGCACTAGCTTCAATCTTTTCAGTAATATGATTGATTACCAATAAGATGATATTAGTTGCTTTGATTAATTGCATTACCCCTTTAAGGAGAGATGTATTTGCTTTAGCCATTGCAGTAGCCGCCATTTGACCAGATAATTCGCCTTTATCTGCAATACGTTCTGGGGCTAATAGTGCAATGGAGTCAATAATCATAACAGTTGGGATAAACTTAGTAATTGGATTACCAGATGAATCTCTCATACCAGTGTCATACATAAGTTTATCTTTATTCTTGATTTTAGTTTCATATATAGCATAGATCTCATCATAGATAGACTCTGCAGTAATACCACTACTCTTAATAGAAACTCGATCAAATAGTTCTTTACCAATATATCCAGTTAAAGTTTCCAAACGTGGAATGGTAATACCACCTTCCATGGATTGGATATTCATTTCAGCATCTGGAAATTGGTTAATAATATTAGCCGCCGCTTGTACAGCAAAAGTAGACTTACCAGAACCAGAACGTCCGATAAGTAGATTATAAGACCCATCAAGAATACCACGATGTGTCACAGGGACCATTTCCCCATTATCATTATAACAGTTTAATCTATAACCGTTTAGAGAGTCAAAGTTTAAAAAACCTGTAGGATATGCAACGTCATATAGACCTTGCTCGGGAGAGTAACCAGTAACCTCGGCTACACGTTCAATTAGGATACCCATAACAATCTCCTCCTGAAAAATATTATTATAAGTTACTAATAAGTTCCGGGAGAAGTAAAAAAATAATATATTCCCAAGGTAGTTTAACTACCTTGGGATATACTATTAGAATATGTATAGACCTTGGGATTTTAACTCTTCTGCAATATATAAGACTTTCTCATAATCCATAGACAAAGCCAACATTGAGCAACGAACAGTATCACGTACTTTTTGTAATCGTAAGCACTCTTGACTATACTTAGTCAATACTCTTTTGATTGCTGTCAGTGGTCGTTCATTTAGCATATATAGCATAGCATTGGTTTCTAAGTCAAACATCCAGTTCTTAGTATATGTATTAATCTTTTCATCATTAGACGGTTCAAGCATAGATATAATGAAGAACTCTTCAAAATTCTCATAGAATAGCTCACCATATAGATCCATTAGATCTTCTTCAGAATTTTCAACAGGATCCATGTATCTCATGATGGTAGTATTCACACGATTAATATTGATCTCTTCACTCTTACTGGAATATCGAGCTACAGAGAGTATAGTATTCAACTGTCTATTAGTACAGTCTACATAATCTAACTTCTTGTAGATACGCTCATTGATAACCATAGAGATATTATTAAGAGCAGTCAATGTTTTACCAAAACGATCTGGATCAAAATCCGTTTCAGAGATTGTATCAAATAATCCATAGATCTCATTATTAAGAATACGGATTCTATCTTCTGATAACTGTGGACGATTTTGTTCCATAATCATAGCAATATATTGCCATGGTTCAAACTTTACATATAGACATCTAGAGATCTGCTTAATACCAGCTCCTAGATAGTAAATGATATCCGATAGATTATTCTCAAAATAAGCATAAGCTACATCTGGATTAGCCCAATTCAGATTATCTAATTCTGCTATAATTGTTTCAGCAGACTTCTTAATAACCGAAGAAAATGGGACATCTTCGGCATATACATTAGCAGGCTTTTTATATTTGTCAAAAAGACCCATTAGAAATTCCTTTCTTAATAACGTTCGTCGAAGTCATCAATCTTTGGAACTTTAGCTTTCTTCTTTTCTCCTACATTGATTACAACAACGCCTTCTTTTACAGAATCAAAGAAGCTATCTTTGCGTGCAACTGTTGGGTTCTTGATACCGGAATTAGTTAGATTAAACATATCATCATCTTCTTCCATTTTCATCCCACCAATTTGATCAAAGAAGCCATCTTTCTTTTTATCTACATGAGAAGTTCTAGCTTTATATTCATTATAAATTTTTTCAACTTCTTCTGTAGGAAGTTTAATACCAGAAGCCATGATACATACACGTTCTTGACCAGCTGGTACTGTTTGAATATGTGTAAAGAACTCAAATGGTTCACCAAGTTCTTCACGGATTTTAGCATTATCGAAACCAACGTTTTGGCTACGTTCAGATGCATACATAAATACACCAATACGTTTAGCAGTTGGAGTGAAATCTAAGCTCTTTGTAGCATAAATCATTTCTTCGAAGATTCTATCGAAGTCAGATTGTTTCTTAATACCATCAAAGTAAGCTGTTTCGATTGTCATGAAACCAGGAGTTGTAGAGATTTTATACAAGTCAGTTTCATCGATATTTTGATTAGAATCAACTAAGTCTAAACCAAGCCATGTACGCATACGAGTACAGAATTCTTCATTAGCTTTACGTTCAGCTTCTTGTTTATTCTTACTAGATGCTAAGAACTTCTTATTGCTTATAGCTTCAACTGTATAGTTGTCTTGAAGTTCTTGGAAGTATTCTACAGTGTTTTGTAGACCACGAGCATCATCCTCAAAGCCAGTGAATACTACTAGATGAACGTTCATATTCAATACTTCACGGATATATTTAGCTAAGATTGTAGACGAACCACAACCAGTACCGCCTTCAGAGGAAGATACAATTACTACTGCATCATCATCAGGATCTGGTAATGAATCAATCTTAAGCTTCTCAGATTTAAGAGATTCGATTGTGATATTTTTAGCACGACCACGTTCTTTACCGCAACCGCCCATACCACCACCAATGATTACATTGATGTCATCGTATTCATCTTTCATATCTTTGCGAGTAGTGTTCACAAGAAGTACATCCTTGCGATCAAATACTCCATTCTCAATCGCTGTCATTGCAGCCTTATTACCAGCTGCACCAATACCGATCAATTTAGCTTTCATAGTTAAATTCTCCTTTTTATTTCTACTATAAAAATATATAATATCGGATAGGCTGGTTAAAGCCTATCCAAGTATTACCTTAATGTAAGGAATTATTTTATTCTTTACATACCACGCGAACGTCGTACAACTGCATAACTTTCGCTCATTATACCATTAATACCATTAATCCAAGCATCTGCTGCTTGAGCATATCTTTTAGGACCATAAATCATAGAGTTAAGACTTGTTTGTCCCTCTTGGTAATAATGTCTACTAATCCATACTGCACCGTTGACAATACCATCATACATAGTATTGCCCATATGATGAGCAGCATTTGGATTAGCATCGATTGCATTAATACCGAAGTAATTACCTCGGTCTCTAGCTAAATAAGATCTACCCCAATCAGATTCCCATGATGCATGAGCTAATATATAGATTGGGTCTAAACCAGATTGCTGAGATGCTTCTATAAAAATAGCACCTTGTCCATTGAATGGTGATGTACCACTAGAATCAAAGTGGCTAATAATCTTATTCATATCATCTACAGTCACATATACATTCGCATTAGATAGATCTGAATTTCTATCAACTGCATATCTAGCTGTAGCTTTCTTTTCTTCGGCTTTCTTAGCTGCAGCTTCTGCAACTGCTTGCTTACCTAACTCTTCTTTTACAATATTAGCATATTGCTCAAGAGCCTTAGCCGTTTTAGGATTAGCTTCGTCTCTATTTACTTTAAGCTTAGACCCATCTTCTTGATTCTTATAGATGAGTCCATTTACCTTTTCACTATATTCGTTGTTGTTTTGAACGATAGCTTTCATAATCAAATCTAACGTATCGCTATCATCCTGTTTGTCCGCTTCTAGTGCTCGTATTGGTGCAATAGATACCAATACAGCGATGCATAGTAATGTAAGTTTTTTAAACATTAGTTATCACCGTCCTTAATCTTAAAATGTAAATGCGATGGAGGTTTAACGCCCCATCGCAAATATGTTAATCTTTCTTTTCTTCTTTTTCTTGCATTTGTTCTTTTAGAGCTTGTTCTTGCTCTTTAGGAACTTCTTCGAAACCTAGACCTAAGTCACCGATCTCATGCAAAACACCAATTTTCTTTTCCATTGCTGTTCTCCTTTATTAATCTAAGAAATACATTACCTCAATGTTTACTCAGGGTATAATTTTATACCTCCAACATTCACAGTTATAATATATAACTTTTAAACATATTAATAAAAAGTTTATAACTTTTATTGTTGTTGTGAGTAATAATGGTTGTACAATCATGTTTACCTCCTTTTAAAATATGGAAATAAGAGATTATATCATGGATTACCTATCTAGCTATAGGTAATCCATGGTATATTTATAAAAAAATAAATTAAGATATAGGAGATGGGATTGATTCCCATCTCCATCTTATTATTAGTTGTTTTTCATTTTGTTGATATTCTTGATTGCTTTATCCATATCGAAGATATTAACTTTTTCGACTTTAATACTGTTAGCATCAATTTGCCAAGGTAAGCTATCAAAGTCAGCACGAACTTTAGCTGTACCTTTAGGTGGAAGTACACCATATGCAACACCATTTTTAACACCACCAAAGCCTTCGCCTTTAGCGGTAATCTTTACATATACATACTGATTAGTATCATTATGTGCAGTGATCCATAGATGTTCACCTTCAAGTTGATATTGTTTTAACTCAATATCAGATACAGATGGATTGCGGAAAAGTTTGCTTGTAGATAATGCTTCAAAGTCACTATCGTTTCTTGCGAAACTTGATAATACTGCAATACGTTGATAGTATTGTTGGTATTCTTTACTATCTCCACCAAATAGATCTAATGATGGAAATAAATAAGTTAGGATGATACCTACTAAGCCGAATACAATTGCCATAGTGATATTAATAATTTTTGAACCCTTCTTAATGGATTCAGAAGTTCCAATAACTTCTTCTAGCTCCTTATTATTCTTAATACCCTCTAGCATAGCAGAAGCTGCTTCTTTTACATTACCTACGTTTTCTTTAATTTGTTGCTCTAACATTGTTGTTTTCTCCTTTTGATAAATAATTTTAAAATCTAGATTTACTAATTAAAATAATGGTACACTTACTGCGTCCCAGAATCTGGAATGTTGGGAATGAGTAATTTTGCCTTCCCATAATAAATCAAACGCAATACCTTTGAGTTTAAATGCTTCTTCCCAACTCCAAGGACTTTCTAAACCCTTATTGTTGTCCTCAAATAATCTACAAATCTCATCGAAATTTGTAAGATCATAATCAGCTATAGAAACGCTTTTTACTAATTCTAATTCAAACATGATATACCTCTACTTTCTGGGATCATAGTAAAATCCCTAAACACTAATTATAAATACTATATCAATATATCACCTTAATAATATGCAACTAAGAATACCAAGTATTACAATTTACAAAAGTATACCCCTTAGGATTTCTATGATCCTAAGGGGGTTAGTATTATTGTCGTCTAGATATTGTCTTATCTTTTAGAGTCTGTGGAGTCATATTATCAATATTGATCAAGTTAGTATTAATATGAGATCCAAGCATATATACATTCATCATATTCTTAGATAATACATCTGTCTTATCTTCAGGAATATCTTCTAAGGATACTGTACCAAGAGTAGATATAGTATTATACATAGCTTGTTTAGCTTCTACTGAGTCAGCACGAGCACGGGAGAATTCTTTTAATGTATTATCCATACCAGATACTACAAGGGATTCCATCTCACGGTCAGATGTAGCACCATTCTTATCATGACCTACAAGACGACCAGTCTTATTATCACGAGAAGCAATATTAGTAGAGATAGAGTTCTTCTTAGTCAAGAACTGTTTCATCTTCTTCAAGTGAAGATATACTACTAATGCTTCTTTAGTTCTTACTGGAATGCCTTCTGCATTTACATATAAGTCTGGAGTAGATACTTTCTCCATTAAAGGAACTCCTAATATATCTGCAGCTTTCTCAATCTCTACAAAAGTCGGTTCAATCTTAAAGATACGGGTTTGGAATCTATATGGGAACTTCTTAGAAATGTAGTCTAAGAATTGCTTGTCATTCATGTCTTTAAATAATCCAGCGTAGTATTTAGACATACTCTTTGTTGGATCTAAAGCATCCATTACTTTATATACAAGCTCTTCAGCCTGTTTGCGTTGTTTAGTCATGTTAGCCTCCTTTGTTTTAATGGATTGTTCAAGATGGCTAAAATTTACAAAAAAAAATAAATGGAGGCTATAAAGCCTCTACTGTATCCCACTTCCATACTTCATAATTCTGGAAGTTTAAGTATACTTGATCATATCCTTCTAGATGAAGTCTATTTATTAGCATCTGTATAGCCACACCAAGTTTAAGGTCACTGCTATTGATATATACAACAGCAATGTCCTTCCTATTTCTAGTAGAGAATACTCTATTCAATTCTCTACCGATATCGGACAATGTATATCCATCATAGAATTCAAATGGATATATATTCTCATAGTCCACATTACCACATATGAGATAGAATACATCTGCGTCTAGCTTAACTGGGTCACAATTCCAATGACCATTTTCCTTGTGATCTACAAATCGTTCAATGTCGCCCATTAAACCAACTTGACCCCAATATTTATATACTTCCATCATATACCTCCTAAAAAATAAAAGTGGCAAATTTTACTTTGCCACTTTAAAACGTTTCATTGGACCATATTTTTCTAGCTGTTCTAAGCTAGATTCTATCACCCATCTGAAAGATTCTCGTAATTTTTCGTCTGAGTATTTGTATCTCTTACTTCTTATTATATAGCCGGTCTCTTCTATAAATTCATATATGCCACCTATATGATCATATGGCATGCTGAGGAAATTTATTATTTCCTTAGATTTTTCATTAAAGTTAGAAACTGTTATAGTATCGACTATCCGTTTCAATCTTATATGCATTTTATGCCTCCTAAAAAATAAAGCCCTCCGTAGAGGGCCATAAATTATACGTCCAGAGAACGACAGCCGATTACTCGACCTTGTTCGTCACGGACTTGCAGTCCTGGGGTGAATAAATCATTTCTATCAAGTCTTCCATGTTGTACGAGGGCTGAAATAACCATGTTTGAAACAATATATCCAACTCCAGGTTCTGGATCCGGTAACCCTTCAACTTCTCCAAATGTAGTGTGAGTACGTGGTACAACCACATCACCTACTTGGATATCGCCAACTACATCAGTAGTGGCCGCTACACGAGCAATACCTTGGGACTCCAAGGACAAGATCTGAGTTCCGTCTTCTGTCACAATATTAATTGTGTGCGGTGTTAAATTAACTAGTTGAATTGTTTCCATGATAGATTCCTTTCTTGCCATGCGGCTAAATAATATACGTTCTATCACGGTTATAATATATAATCAAATCCCCTTAGGATAACAAAGATCCTAAGGGGTTAATTTTACAATACACTATGGTGAATCAATAATGTGAAATACATCAATACTGATCTATGGTAACTATTCTTAGTAGCCAATCTATTACGTCTATGGATATATCGTTTAGAGGATTCCATTAACCATTTCTCAGTAATCTCCTTAATGCGTAGCATATTAGGATCTTTAGTATTCGGTTTAGGTTGAATGGAGAACTTAATGAACTCAGCTGTACGTACATCTTTGTTTCTAGACTGAGCAAAGTATGTATATACTATAAGACTAACAAACTCTCTAATCTCAGAGTTCTGTTTAGTATCATTTTTTACAATATACTCAATGATATCTTTAATCTCATCAGTCTTAACTAAAGCATCTGCAGACATCTTACAGAACTTATAGTTTACTGATAAAGTTGTAATTTGACCAACAGCTTTATCTACAATACGTTCTGCCATTAAGTTATCTGTATCTGCAAGACGATATCCTGTATCAGAATAGTCATCTGATGCATATGTAATATATTGGGATTTGTTTTCATATGCTTCATAGTATAGACTAGCAATATTCTTCATGAAGGATTTAATACGACCATGGAGTTGTTGGATTAGATATACACAATCATCATCTTCAAAGTCTTTAAATCTATCAGTATAAGTATCTAACCAAGTATTAGAGATAGACTTAACTGCATTGATTACATTACCTTTAGATTTAAGATCAAACTTACCTGTAAGCATATTATTGACTACATAGTCCATTACCCATTTATATTCAACTGGTTGAACTTTCTTAAAGAACCCATAATGAATAGATGGATAAAATTTACCAGAGAATGCCATATTAACTATAGCCATATCTAGCATCTTAGAATCTCTAGTTTTCCAGAAATATCTAACTAAGCATAGTAAGATAATAGTACACTCATCTTTAGCTGCAGCTGGATTGAATGATGCAATCTTAGCATAGTAAGTCTCTTCCATATAATTGGAGATAACTTTCTTATCAATCTTTAATGTATCAAATAGCTCCTCTTCATCTTTAGGAGTAAAATAGATTCTTCTATATGGTGCTATATCGTATAGATCTTCAGATCTATCAGATATAAACTTACCAAGATATCTTTTATAATTAGACAGATTCTTCTTAATCTGTGCTTCAACTATAGGGTATATCTTCTTTACGATAGCTTCTGTATTTTTCATTATATACCACCTTTCTGATTATTAGTTTGTTCAAAATGGCTAAATTAACAAAAAAAGAAGAAGGGAATGACTCCCTTCTTCTTAATCTTTATATCCATCTACAGGTATATTTGATGATATTATCAACTATTGTAGGGAATGGTAGTTTCTTTAAGTCTTTCTTAAGATCACTAACCGTTGGATTTTCATCATCTGTAGTGAAATTGAAATAGTAATTACTAATAAGACTACCATCATATACGCCAGCTAATACATATACTTGATGTTTATTCTGAACGTTTATAAAGAAGTAATCTAAAAGTTCACCAACATCAGCTGGTACACCTTTTACATCTTTAAAGTCTTCTTTAGCAACTAGTAATGCATGTCTAATAGCTTCTACGTCTAGCTTAGTAAAGTCTTTATATCTAGATAGTAATCTAAAAGCACAGTCTGTAATTGTCTTAACAGAGTAACCTTTAGCGAAATTATACTTTCTAGTATTATAATCTATAGACTTAACTGCATCAGATTCCTCTAGCTTAATTAATAGACTGCTAAGTCGGATTTCACTATCTCTATAGCTATCAAGTATGAAATATGCATTATGTTTAGTTATCTTTTCAGGACACAAATCATGAATATATGTAGATTCTGGACTATTCGTTGATAGTATATTTGTAGTAATAGCAGCATATGCATCTATACTAGATAGATTTCTAAGTATGCTACCGTAACGACCAGTATGTAATTCAAGAGGTCTATCTAAAATATTATTCTTTATAGCCTCATTACTTCTGAATGTCTTCATATTAATTTTAAGTATACATTTTAAGATAATATCAGAGATATCTTCTTTAAGTGCAACTACTACATCTTCGATTGTATTAGGACTTATTATTTTAACGTCCATATTCTCATCATCAATATCGACAAATTTATCTTTAGTCACACTTAGTTCCATATAGAATATCATACGATTATAAGCTGCAACTCTATTGATGATATGATATAAATCCTTAGTAGTAAGATTAGGATTATCTAACTTAGTACAAATAGAGTCTGGATCATTAGACTTTAACTTATTAAACTTATACTCAGCATAAGCTCTATAATACTTATTAGATGTATCTATATAGTTATGATCTAGCATCTCTTGAGTATACATTATTCTTCCTCCTCGAGGATGGCATTAACTGGATGATTCAAACATAGGTTAGCATCCATTAAGTCTACAACATCATCCAATTCAGGAATATCTTTCTTATCATAAGAGAAGTAATCATTCTCTGTTTCGATGAAAAGAGATCCATCTCTATATGAGTAGGACTTGATTTGATTAATATCAATTCTTACATCTTCTAGTTTAATAAATCTTACCATGTTAAAATCCTCTTCTTTCTTTTATATCAGCATTCAATGCATTATCATAATCAGGGAATACCTCACGTATATCTTCTAATACGAAGTTTTTAGTGAATACATGTGGTAATACAAAAGATGAATTATTATAATCCATATCACTTGTTATCCCATCTGTATAAGTCATAATAGCACTCAGTATATTTCTACTTATAACCAGATAATCATTTCTCTCAATCTCATTAGCATTCTTATAGATATCATATAGCTTAGCTATAGCAATCTTAGCAGCATAAATATACTTACCAAAATAATTGAGATACATTCTTAGATATACATCATAGAATCTACTGATTTCAATAGACTCAGGGTTTGTATTTCTAAATAAACCATTCTTATCTTTTATACTCTTATAGTATTCTGATAACTTTGGATCATTGTATAGCATATTATCCACTAACGTATTGACTCTAAGTATATTATCTTTATCTGGAGTCTTTAGTTGTTTATAGATATCCATCTTACGTACTACACTACTATCTATATCAATATGATTATAGTCTAATAATACATATCTATCTCTAAATAGAGTCAAAGCTGATGTAGATCTATTATGCTTACCAGGCTTTTTGATATTGTATCTAATAATATCTTTAAGTATGTAACGATAGTATTCTTCAACTAAGAACTTAACTAGACGATGGTATACTGCATTATCATCTACTATATTAAATATAGATCTTACTTCTTCGGGATGCATTCTTAAAGACTTAATTAAGATATCTGTATTCTTCTTAATAGCATTATCATAGTTATCTACTATACTAACTATATTATCATTATATAGAAGTCTTAGTAATTCCTTATTAGTATCATTTACTAAACGGATATAGAGTCGTAACCAGTTCTTACCTTTTACTTGCTTTGGAGTCATTGAATCTCCTCCTATTTAAGATACACTGCTATAAATAGCACTAGTATGATTACACCATATAAGCCATATAACATAGTCGATGTCATACTATTACTAACCATAATTTGCTGTAGTTTATCTAGCTTAGCATGTAGCTCTTGCACTTCACCATTAAGTCTAGCAATCTCTTTAGTGTTATAATGATATCTATAGTCTAATTCTTCAAATCTATTATTAACATCAGCCATTATCTTAGCATCTACTTCTTTGAGTTCTTTGATATCTTTACCAATAGCTATTATTGTTTCAGATACTTCTTCTCTTAGGTTAGCCATCATATACCTCTCAGTCTATGAATTCTTCTAAGTCAAAATAGATTCTAATGTTATTGATATCATCAAATGATAAGTACTTCAAGTCTTCTACGTCAAGATCTTTCTTTTGTAGAATCTCTTTCATACAGCTTAAGCTCCTATCTCCAGTAAGACGACCAATTACATCTAATAGCTCATCATCAACTTTAGCGTTTTTATAATCTAAGTTAACTAAGATATCATTTAGCTTTCTACGTAGACTAAATTGAAGATTGTAAATATTCTCTTCAAGAGTATTATTATCAGTGAATGGTAATAGTCTCAAAACGGTATTGCATTGCTCATATAGTAGCTTATTGGTGATTGTATCATTAAAGAACTTACCATAGATACGTTTGTATTGATAGTTATTAAATGCAGTCAAACATTCAATGATATCATCTTTAAATAGTAACTTAAGCCCAGAGAAATCTTCAAAGATACTTGCTGCATCATCATTCTCTGGGATAATAATAAGTAGATTAAAATCACTCATACGTTTATTAAAGTCTGCATGAGTTAATAGACTTTGCATCTCCAATAGATATCTATTGATTGTACCAAGAGTTAGTTTATAGTCTTTACTATTTCTAATTGTCTCAATATAAGTATTAAATCTTTCTGTATCCATTGTATATTACCTCCTAGCGATATACCATCTTAAAGATTACAACAAGCTGTATGATAATTATAATAACAAGTGCTGCTATGATAATTTGATTGACCTTAATATTAGCAGCCATCTCATTAATTACTTCTTCTAAAGTACTTTCAAGTAGAATAACCTTTGCTCTAGTCTCACCTAGATTACCTGTTAGTAGAGTTATTTTACTATTCATATCATTTAACTTCTCATTTAGAACTTGGTAATCAGAGGCTATTGTTTTAAAGATAACCCCATGAGTCTCTTCATTAGCCTTATTATTGGATTCAACAATATCCGATAATACATTATTATCTGATTTTAACTTTTCAATACCACCTTGTAGATCTTTAATATCTACTGCATAGGTATTTGCCATTTTAAGTTTACCCACTGGTATTTCAGTAGTTTTCATTAATAGTCCTCCTATTACCGTACTCTCTTATATAATTCTTCGATTTCATTATAATCAATATCGAAGTACTCACAAATAACTTTGATATCACTCAAATTAAAACTATAATTAGCTGGCTTGATATCTTTTCCTAAGATATGCTTTAATTCGAATACAAGTTCAGAATCAGTTGTTGCACCAAGAATGGCTGAAATAGTATTTAAAGTAATCTCAGTATCCTGAATAGAATCAAAATAACTATACTCATTGAATCTACGATCGATTCTACTTTCACATATAAGCTCTCTTATGTTTTTAGATAGCTCAATACGTAATTCTTCTTGCTTAGCTACGATAAGATCTACCACGCTAGTATATCTATTTAAAAGATATTCTTCATCACAGAATAGACGAGCTACTTTAGAAGCATTGGTATAAGCCACAGTTCCCGGTAAAATTCGTCTAAAGAAGTCACCATAGATTCTAATCTTACCGTACTTATTTATATTATCAATAATCAGTTTAGTATTAGAATCATTCAACTCAGTCTTAGTATAGTCTTCAAATATCTTTACTGCATTCTCATCAACTGGTGAGATATTAATAATGTTTAATTTTTTTAGCATATTGTCATAGGCAGTATCATTTATTGATCCCCTCTTATCTCTTAATGCTTTAATTATCTCTTTATAGTTCGAAAGTTTATCCATATTCATTACCTCCTATTATAATAAGTTATAGATCAATAACCCTATACATAATGCTATTATGCATAGGATAATAAGTGCATCTATTAGATTATTGAGCCTTTTCTCAATTACTGTAATCCTAGCATTTAATTTATCATTTTTAGCTTTAAGTTGACATATATCAAAACTCAATGAGAATAAATCGCCGTCATGTTTACTTATACGCCTATTAAATACTTCTCCTATTTCTATATCATCTCTTTCTTTAAATTCTTTCATATCCATTACCTCCTATAAAATTATAAACTTGGATATATCAATTCATGTATATAATATATGACCTCATATCTTATTAGGGTGTGTCTAGATCAGTACTTTTTAATATCCTTAAACAATAAATTAATTACAATCTTAATTTATTCAAGGGAGCATAGACAATGTTTTTTGCAGAAAGCGTAAAGCCAAAAGAAATCCAAGTACCTGTACAAGAGAAGTACTTCGGTAAAGATAAAGATACTAAAGAATTAGAAAATGAATTTAAGAATGCTATCAATAAGAAGGGTAACTATAACTTTTCTAAGATTCAAAAGATCTTAGAAAAGAAGTTTGGTTTCAATAAAGTTATCATTCTAGTAGATAAATCTGATAAGACTCTTAATGCTAACACATTCTACAATAATGATGATGTAAACCAAGCTCAATTGGTTAATGGTGAATATAAACTCAAACCAGGGAATAAGTATACTATGTTTTTATCTTATAGCATAGCTATGTTTGAAGGTGCATTCTCCCCTGGTGAGTTAGTAGCAGTTACTTTACATGAAGTTGGTCATCACTTTGCCGCTAAGGTAAAATTATTGAATCTTAATATTAGCATGATGCAATCTTTCATGAGTGGTATGGAGCAAGTTGAGAAAGCATGGAAGATTAACCCAGATTCCATTAGTGTACTTAAACTTGTTGCAATCCATTCAGCTCCTGGGATTATTTACTTATGCTGCTTGTATAATGTATTGAAGTATATAGTAGTATTATTCGATAGTGCTATTACGATGGTGACAGCATTAGATATGATGGCTACTCCAGAGGGTAGAGCTAAAATCTATAAACGGCTAACTGAGAATACAAAAAATTTATTCACTCGTGTTAGTCCACTATTATTAGATACTGAAGAGCAATTAGCTGATAGCTTTGCAGTTATCTTAGGATATGGTCCAGAGTTAACTAGTGCTCTTAGTAAATTAGAAGCACAAGTTGAAGAACAATCTTGGGGATTGAAATACTTAAACAATTGGTATGGTCTTCCATTATATATCTTATTTGGTTGGGCAGATCCAAGAACTTATGGTATCCAATCTCATAGCCGTATAAATATTATGCTTAGAACTCTATCTATGGAGCTTAAAGACTCTAGCAATAATGATAGAGAAGTAAAACAAATCTTAAAAGACTTAGAAGATATTGAAGATACATATACTATCTACTTAGAGAAACGGGATAAGGAAAATATGGAAAAAAGAGCATTTGCTCCATTATGGGATATCTTCCAAACTTCATTGTTTAAAAACTTATGCCGTGGTAATAGAACTGCAGAGGCATCTTCTTATGATGGCTTAAGACGTTTAATTAAAACACTATAAAAATAACCCCTATGGAGCTCAGACTCCATAGGGGATTCAGTATAGCGCGTTGCATGAGAGTTGTTTTCGTAGAATAATAATATTTTTACAAAGGAGAATTTAGTAAAATATTTATATCACTGCTACTGCTATACACTACTTATGTGTTAGACGTGTTGTATTTTACAAAAAAAAATAAAGAGAGGTAGTTTAACTACCTCTCTAGTGTTAGTCTAGCAATAAGCCCAGTCTAATGCTTCTTCACATGTATCTACAGTTTTACTATAGTACGTTCTTTTATCATCTAACTCATGATAGAATTCACAGAATATCTTACCATTATCATATGTGAAATATCTACTCCCATATGGAGTTATTAGACGTATAGATACATCTTCTCGGCTATCATCATGTCTAATAAATACATTTCTATAACCAAATTCTACATATAGATCTAGAATCAAATCTAACATCATATCATTTCGTTCATCAAAATATATTTGGATATATTGTGTAATGATGAATGAGAGGAGTCTAGTTACCTCATAGGCAGTCTTAAATCTATACGGTTTAGATGTATAATCAGATTTAGATAATGTCACTTCAAATGACTCATCAATAAGTTTTACATCTATGATATAGTCTCTGATACCATAAACGACATGATCATTAGTGATGTCTCTAGTGAATTTACCAAGATCATTACTTACAACTGCATTTAATGATTCTATAGATAAGCCATCTAAATCATTAATCTCTATAAATAGATTCTCTACAGATTTAAATGGATCTCTAGTTACAAGAGCACGACTATATCCAGTTCTGAAGTTTGATAATTCAATACCGAATATTCCATAATCATGTGTTATCTTCAATACATTAATACTATCATCTGTTATAATATGAGCCAGAATATATGTATTATCATATTGGTTAATTACCATAGGTTTGGTGCCAGGTAAGAAGTTACGCAAGTCATGATATACAGTATATAAATTGCCTTCACTCATTATTCTTCAATCCTTTCTAAGAGAGTAAACTTAGCAATAGTCCAATTCATTGCCTCTTTAGAATTAGCTGCTAATAGATTAAGACCATCCCCATCTATTGGGCCATTTGAATCATACATTACGCATTGGATCTTATTATCATTGAAGTCTAGCTTACTATATCGATTGAATACAACTCCAAAGTATGGTAGAAGATCGATAACTGGATTATCATATTCATCGTAATCTACAACCACTCTATATAGATACTTCTTATAAAGCATTTGGAATAGATTGATTAACTCAATATTATCCTCATCGGGATGTAGTTTAAGTTCAAAGACTTCATTAACCCAGCATAATACATCAAATGAATTATTTAGATATAGAGTATCAGATGTGAATCCATTATGTGTTACTGTACATTCATATCTATCAATATTATTATGAGTATTATATCTGATAGCAAGACTGCTGGTAGAATCCATATCAATATTGATTACACTAGCATACGAGTTATGCTCAAATACTGCATTATATGCTCTACTACACAATTCAGTCAATAGTGTAATGATATTCTTATCAATTAATTTCAAATCACATGCAATATTATGCCGAATGAAATTTACTACTTCTTCTGAATCTTTAAAGCTAGTATCAATCTCTATTAGAGACTTATCTTCATCAAATTTCTTACCTCTAATTGTAAACTTATTTGGTGATACAGTAATCTTATGAGTATGCATATTACCTTTAGCTAGATAGCTATAGTATATCTCACCACTATTGTAGTCTACCAATACGCTTGTGTTTACATCCTTATAGATATATTTTAATTGATCTGCAAGTCTAGTTATTACGTTAGGTACTGTCATTTTATTCACCTCTATTATAAGACTCTACTACAGATTTAGCCCATTCTACTGCATCTTCTGGAGATCTAACTACACAGTTACGATCACAGACTTTGACATTGTATTCATCTTCCCAGATAACACATTGAATTTGATCGTCTCCATAGTCAAATTTATTGAAGTTTAACTTAAGTGGATTAGAAGATTCTATGAAATACTCTATATTTATATTACAATCAGATACTTCATCTTTTTCTATATATAATCTTGCACCACCGAGCTCTAGATATAGATCTGCATATAGAGTGATTAGATCTTCAGCTCCTTCAAATTCTTCATCTAGATATAGACTGTATATATTAGCTATAAAATTATATGTCTTATACCCAGAGTCAAATCTATATTCTTTTGACTGGTAATTCTTACCGTGTATTATTACTGCATATAATCCATCTACAATTCTGACGCTAATATTGAAATGACCTGTTTGTGAGAATACTCTTATTAAGTTATTTGACTTCTCTGAATGCATTCTGTCTTTTAATACATCATTGAATATATACAAGTCAATTACATCTAGATTAGTATATTTAGCAAGGATATCTTCTACACATGCTTTAGCATCATCTGTAGTTATAGTTTGCATTATACCGAAACCAAACTCAGATACAGATATATCATATAAGTCAGTCATCTCATTGACTGTAACTTGTATAGTATATCGTTTATCGAATAGACTAAATGAGATAAACAGTTTTTCTGAATCAATAGATTTTCCATCAACTTCAATACTGTTTACCAAATATGGGGATACATTTCTAAGATCCCATTTTAGTTGCCATAATTTACTATCAAACATATCTTCCTCCAAATAAAAGTTATCCCATAGGAGTTAATCTCCTATGGGACTTATTCTTTATTTAACCATCATTGATTTAACTACAGTGTCTTTACCATTGATACATTTAGTACCAGCAGAGATAGAGCTTCCTGTAGGGACATCAGATACTTTAACATCAGTAGTTCCATGCTCAGTAACCAAACGAATTACATCATTCTGATTTACGATATGGATACTATTGATCTTATCAGTCTTAGATAACTTAACAACTGAGCTACCAGCTTTAGCACGTTGACTTTTAGGTAATGCATTAATATTGAATCGGTTAAGATATCCATTCTTAGTTACTACAACTACATCAGTGATATCTTTACCGGCTACTAATGTCATACCATCTACATACTCAACTGTCTTACCACCAATAGAACGTACACCTCTAGCGGATCTACGTACTAATGGAATCTCTTTAGCAGAGAATCGTAAAGCTTTCTTATCAGAGAATGTAATTACATCTAATGCATCTCCACCAATGATGATTGTCTTAACGAAATCACCTTGGTCTAACTTAGTATAGAAGATACCACTAGCTGTTAATGATACGAAATCATCTAATTCCATCTTCTTAATGAAACCAGCGTGAGTTAATACCATTACATACATCTTTTGTTTAGACTCAGCTAACTGTTTGATTACACTTTCTGGATAGATAGTGATAATATTAGAAGTGAACTTAGCACTTAAGTTTCTAATATCAATACCAGCATTAGATTTATCACTCAATGGAATCTTATGCACTGGATAAGAATAGCATTTACCTCCAGCATCAAATAATACTAGGTTATCAGTATTGCTAATCTTAATAACCAATTTAGGGTTATCACCTTTAATAGCTTTGATTGTATCATTTAACCCAAGTTTACGTACGTAGTTTGCTTCAGTGATAACAATCTTGAATTCACCCTCAGGAATATTAGATGCTTCTGCTTGAGAGATAAGTTTAGCATTACGTTTCTTGCCATACTTATGCTTCAAGTCTCTCAATTCAGCTTTAAGTTCTTCATTAAGCTCAGATTCATTACGAATCTTATTATGATAGATATCTTTGAGCTTAAGTAGTTCTTCTAATTTAGCTTTATATCTAGCTAGGTTATGTTTAGATAGATTCTTCAATGGCATATTAATGATTGTCTTAGCCTGTAAGTCAGTAATCTTGAACTTCTTAACCATATCCATGATTAGTTCTTCATCATTACCTTTAGACTTCTTAATACGATTAATGATAGAATCAATATCACCACTAGATACTACTTTAACTAGTGCATCATACTTATGGAATTCAGTCATAGTATTTTGCAATAGATTATAGTAAAGTCTAAGTTTAGTTACCTTACGGAAGTCGATGAATCGTGTTAGATATTGACGGTAGTTCATACGAACGATACGACGTTCACAGATTACCTCAAAGTTTACACGACCACCACGTTCAATTTGTGTATTCTTATAGATTGTGTCTCTAACAAAGTTAGGATCACTACCATTCTTAAGAACTATAACACATTCCATCTTCTCATCACCATCGGAGTTATGCTCGATGGATTGTACTTGAGTAAGAATATTCTTCTCCATCATCTCTTCAATCTTATCAGTTACTGTATTTAAGAATACATAATCTGGTAAGCTTCTAATGAATAGAGCTGGTTTACCATGGAATTCACCAATGTCAATATGACCACGAACTCTATAGTTACCATATCCAGTATCGCAAATTGATTGGAAATCTGTATCGATAATATCACACTCCATTGGAGTATCTGGAATCAATACAAATTTAGCATTTGGATTATCAATGAGCTTAATGGTTACATCGATTACTTCAGAGATATTGTGTTTAGGAATATCTACTTTCAACCCAGGTGTAATACCAAATGAGCCATTGATTAATAGCATAGGTAAATTAGGAGCCAAGTATTCAGGAGCCATACATGTCTCACTATAGTTCTTCTCCCAATCTACTACTTGCTTAGATTGTTTCAAATCACCAATGACTACATCAGTGGTGAAGTTAGCAAGTTTAGCTTCAGTATAACGCATAGCGGATGGATCATCCCCTTGGAAGTTACCAAAGTTACCTTGCTTTTCAATGAGTGGAATATTATTCTCAAACCAGTTAGTCAATGGTTTCATTGTCATATAAATGGAAGAGTCACCATGTGGGTGATACTTATCCATTACTGTACCAACAATGGAAGATGACTTAACTGTCTTAACACTCTTAATGTCATTATGCATTGCATAAATAATCTTACGTTGTACAGACTTAAACCCATCACGGAAGTCTGGTATAACACGATATAATGCGGAATAGATAGCATACGTTCTCATATCTTCCGTATACTGCTCTAGTATATTTACTTCTTTTTCCTTAGCCAAGTATATCCCTCCTTAGTTACTAAAATGTTAAGCGTTTTATAGAAATGTACATCCCCACTTATAGCCTAACTAAGGAAAGTAGGAGGGCATATAGCTGAACTATATGCCCTTTTAAATTATTTTTGTTTAGCTTCTTCGATAATAATACGGCTAATTTTGTTAACCTTAGTATCGGAGTTGAAAGAAGTTAATGCAAACGCAATACGGTTTTGAATAGATTCAATAACTTCAGCAAAGCGTTCATAGATATCTACAATGAGAACTTCTTTTTCTGTATCATATTTAATGATATTACCAACGATGATGTTACCTTTAACGGATGGATCATCATTGATTACACTACGGAATGCAAATACATTCACTGTAAGTTTTTCAACAATTGGACTTGCTAATACTTCAAGCAATTCTTCTTTAACCGCATCTGGTAAACGGTCATTGAACTTTACAGGAACTTCAATACGAACGTTGTTGAATACTTGTTTTTTGTTTTGTTGTTTTTGGTTTCTCATTGTTTTCACCTTTAAGATAAATAATTAAATAGTTGTTGAGCCAATACCACCGCTACGTTTTCTTTTAGGATATAAGTGGTCACCATCAGTAACCAAGTATTTCATAAAGATACCTTGAGCGAAGTGTTTACCAGCTTCTATAGTTAATACTTCATTGGAGTTATTCTTAACCCCAATGATAATATTACCACCAGTTTCTTCGTTATCTGCATAGTCTGCATCGATAACTCCAATAGTTGATTTGATTACCATATCATAGTTATACCCGAAAGAACTTCGTGGTGCAATCAATAATACTTCATCAGATTCCATATATGCTTTAATATACGTAGGAATGATTGCAGATTCACCTGGGTTGATTACATATGCCTTAGGAGCATAGAAATCATAACCAGCTGAGAATTCAGTACTACGTTTAGGCGTTATAATGGTAAGATCTTCTGAAAAGTCGATATACTTATCATCGACATTTGCAAATTCTCTCATTACTAAATATTCCTCCTATACTAGTGGTGTCTTGGATACGAATACAGACTTATAAGTCTTACCATATCCATGATACTTTTTAGTAAATTCTAAACAGTCTATATCGGACTTACAAGCATACATTACGTATCTATAAACTTCACCATCATATAACCAGAAAAGAATTGGTCCATGGAACTTCTCTATTATATCTGGTAAGAAGAATTTATAGTTAGTATTTATTATATTTATAGGTACACCCTCAAACTCTCGGGTATACGTTCTACGGGATAGTAGATTTACATTTTGTTGTACCACAAAATGGTAAATATCAGATCCCATATCTAGTAATTCGCTAATCATATCTGGTTGCTTATAAATAGTAGTCCATACTTCATCATCTGGAGCTGAGAATACTGTCATAATAAATAGATATAGATTAACTGCATTACGAGATGGATTCCTTCTAGTTTGGAATTCAGATACCAAGTCTACAACATAGTTAGATTCTTCTTTAAGTAATGCGTAATGAACTATCCAAGATGTACTCATATTAGGGTAATATCGAATAGTCATCTTATCCGCAAATTCACTCTTAGAGAGATCTCCTGTATTATCGTGACCATCTATCCAGATTACTCGCTTACTATTTTCTATCAAAGCAGTGAGTCGGGCAATAGACTTCGGATTATCCTTAAAGAAGCCTACACCCAACACAATAACTGTATGATCTTTAGTAGCTAAACGTGTAATGTCGGAATGAGAGTATTTATAGTTAACAAGAATTGTATTGGATGTATCATCACAAAATTTCTCTCTGTTATTGTAGATGATGTTTGCTGCAAACATACAATCCTGATTGTCTTGATAATAAATTATCATTCTCTCTCACCTGCTTTTCTGAAGTTAGAATACGTATTGAGAAATATCAACGTCTTTCATCAATTGAATCTTGTCGTTTTCAATCTCTTTAATTTTCTCGATTTCATATTTAACGTCATCAATAGTGTACTTAATCAATACACGGTTGCCTTTTTCAGATGGATCAAGAGTGGAGTTAAACAACTGATCACCATTCATCTCACCTAACCCTTTATATCGAGTTACAGATGGTGGAGTTAAGCTTTCAAACTCTTTCATTAATCCATATAAAGATACTTTAGCTCCATCTACTACGAATTCAGTAGGAGATTTCATAATACACTCGATAATATACTTACAAGCATTTAAGAATGTATCACTGAAGTAGATTGTTTGGTATTTAGAGTCAACTAGACCTTCAATACCAGTCTTAGATACTTTCAAGAATTGGTATCCTTTTTCAATAGCTTTCTTGAACTTAGCAGAACCAAGTTCAATACCTTGAGTGTGTAATACCAAGATATATTCTAAGAGATGAACATCAATTGCAAAGGAGTTCGCAATCGCATCAATATCTCGAATATAGTTTGTGTTTCTATTAAGTAAATCTACTACATCAGACTCAGTTAACTTAACCTTATTGGATAAAGATAGTTTATGAATCTTGAAGAATTCTTTTTGTAGATACTTATTGTATGCTGTACGGTCAGTAAAGTACTTCATCTTACCACCGATCTTAGCACCATATAATGGTGGAACTGCAGCATAAAGTCTACCAGATGTAATCAATGGTTGCATATACATCAAGAAGAACTTCAATAGAAGACATCTAATGTGTGCACCATCTGGATCAGCATCTGTAGCGATAATAATCTTTTCCCATTTACATTTCTCAATGTCAAATGAACGTCCAAAGCCAGCACCAATAATAGCAGTGATTGCTGCTACTTCTTGATTGGCTACAACTTTCTCTCTCGTAGCTGCCATTACATTGACAATCTTACCTCTAATTGGGAATAGACCTTGGCATGTATTATCACGGTTGTTTTTCGCTGGACCAACAGCGGAATCACCTTCCATGATAAATAACTCTAAATTTTTCTTACCAGTTGGTTTGACGAACTTCTTAGGTAATCCGCTAATGGAAGATACTTCCTTAACTTTAACCTTAGCACGTTCACCCTCCGCCTTGGTTCTGATTTCTGCTATATCTTTGAAATACTTACAAATCTTTTGTAGGTCATTATTGTTACGCTTAGCCCATTCTTCTAGACTAGCTTCAGTAAGATCTCTAACAAAAGGTACTAAGTCAGCATTAGAGATAATCTCTTTAGACTGACCAGTAAACTCTGGTTCCATGTGAGAGCAAGTTACAATTGCTCTAAGACCAACACGGACATCGTTGTTTGTAATAGTTAACTTACTCTTTGCAGGTAAGTAGAACTTATTCATATAATTTCTAAAGTATTTACTCATACCGGCAAGAAATCCTTCTACATGAGTGCCATCTCTTGTAGGGCAAAAGTTACCGTATGAATGGATAATTTCATTATCATCCGCAGAATCAAAGGTGAAAACAATCTCTGCTTTCATCCATTTATCATCACGTAATGCACCGAAGTGAATTGGCGTAATAATCGGTTTATTAATGATCGCATTAAGACCATCCATCAAGCCATCTTTATTAATGATGGTTTGTTTAACTTTACCTCCATCGGTCTTTTCACCAATGAAGTTAATCTTAGCACCTTGTTTAAGCAATGGTACTAATGAGTTAATTAGACGTAATACGTCTTCACAAGTCACTGTAGTCTGACCCATAGTTGGTACATAAGGTCTAAATGTAACAGTAGTACCTTGTTTGTCTTTAACAGTTGGTAGATCTTTCAACTTAGCTGTAGATGCATCACCGAGTTTAAACTCAGCTCGTTTACCTACACCGAGGATATAAGAATCTACAATGAAATATTCAGAACACGCATTCGTTACTTTAGCACCAACACCATGACGACCAGAGGAGAATTCCCCAGGTTTCTTATCATAGTTTGAAGATGTATGTTGAGAAGTGAATACGCGAATTAAACTATCATGTGGAATACCACGACCATTATCACGTACTGCGAATTCTTGGTCTGGTTCACTAAATGCTACCCATATTTCATTACATGGGCTATCATCTTTCATAAGCTCATCAGCTGAGTTCTGAAAGATTTCTCGAATCATATTGATAAAGCCTTTGTTACCAGTATACCCTAAGTATTGAGTTACCGTTTTCCTAACAGCTTCAGCGAAGTTACTAATAGTCCTAATTTGCTTATTGTAGGACTTGATCTTTTCGATCTGTTCTTGTGTGTATGCCATATCAGGGTCCTCCTACTTAGCTGTTATCAAAATAATCAAAAAATACCGACAGGCATATGCCCATAGGCCGGAAGACCTATGGGCTATATGACCAGGGGTAATTTCTTATTTAGATAGTCACCTTAGTTTCAGTAGTTGTAGTTTCTGCTGGAGCTTGAGGTGCTTGAGGGGCTGCCATTTGTGGAGCTGTTTGTACAGGAGCTTGCATTGCCATTTGAGGTGTCACTGCAGGTGCTGCATAACCATTAGCAAATGGGTTACCCATTACTTGTTGTGGCATCACTGGAGCTTGTGGAGCTTGAGTGAATGCACTGAACACTTGACCAGGAACTGGTTGTTGTTGCATTTGCATACCTTGTTGTTGAGCTGCTACCATGTTAGGATCATAGTAACCTTGTTGAGGTACTTGTTGAGTCATCATCATAGGAGCAACAGGTTGTTGTTGTTGATATACGTTATAACGAGCACCAAAGTTACCGTTTACGATATCATTATATGCATCGAAACCAAAGCGGTTGAATGCTGGGTTAGCATTAGGTGTCACTGTTTGAGTGTTGCCAGTTTGCTTAACAACTTCAGTGAAGTTTTGAACCGCCATCTCATACAAGTTAGGAGCTTTCTTCAACAATGGGATCATCATCATGTAGTCCTTATAGAACTCTTCATCGAAGTTGATCGCATAAAGTTTCATTTGCTCCAAGAAGTTTGTCAAGTTATTAACACTTGCTTCAATATCTTCTTTAGAACGGATTGTCATATCGAATTCTGCACCACATTGGGAGCATTTTACGATATTGCCACCACCGATTGGGTTGATTAACAATTTCACATTGTTTTTATGTGGACATTTAGCACGAGCCACATCAACTGGATCGATGTTCATGTTAAACTCGTTCTTTTGTGGTTTTAACAATTCCAAGTCCTCTTTTGTCATTGGATTAGTTACCTTAACATCGCGGAACATGCTTTGTGCTGGCATTACATTGCCATAAGCTGGTGCACCAAATTGAGGTGCCGCGAAACCATAACCACCCATCATAGGTGCTCCGAATTGTTGACCAAATTGTTGTTGTTGATACATAATGTACCCTCCTCTGTTAAAATATTTTAAATAAGAGATTGTATAAAAACTAACCTATGTGGTAGTTATACACGTTAATAATATACAATTATCGAGATGTTTGGGGTATGATATTTTAAAATATCATACCCTTTAATCATCGATTAGCGAACTATTGTTGACGTTCACGAATTTGTTGTGCAGTTACACGATGCTCGGCTTTAGCTCTATCTTCTTGCATTTGAAGAACGATTTGAGCTTTTGTATCAAGATCAGCTTTCTGTTTTTCAATTTCCTCAACAACTTCTTTAGGAGTAGTATTGAGGTAAGAACGTAAATCAGGATCATCAAATTTGTTGATGAAGTTCTTGATTTGATCGTCTGTATAGTTGAATGCTTTTGCGATAGGCTGAATAGACTTACGTGTAGAATAAGCAATCATATATTGGACCATATCAAAATCAGTGATGATGATTTTAAATTTTACACCTGGGTGATTAACTTGATCTTCATTAGACTTGACTGCTACGATCATGTTATTACCATCATCCCATTGTACAAACATATCACCTTCATCGATGATAATACCATTATCACAATATAAACGGATTGCTATATCATCTTCGGTTGCTCTTAGCTTATCACGATAAGCTTTTAGCTGTGTTGCATCCATTGTCAGTTCTCCTTTTATAATATTCATTTGCACATTTCACAATACTATCTGGTGCATACAGTATAGTTACTGCAATGTTTGGCTTCTCGAATAATATCATATACTGACGATAATACACAGCGAATCTATCGCTTCTAGTATGCTTATTTGTAAAGGACTTCATAAGCTTATATAGCTTAGAAGTGGGATCTAAGTAATCCACATAAATCCCATCATACAACGCATTTTTTACTAGTCTACTTACACCTCTTTTTGGGAGTCCCACTCTATGCTTAGCTCTATTATAGAAATGATCAGAGATCTCATAATCTACGCTGTGCATATGGGTCCCGTGCGGACATCGTTAACTTCTTATTCCAGATAGTAGATTCCGCGATGTGAATACTTTCAGGATTAAAGATACCAGACATTAGATACTGTTTGAACTCTACCAATGCATCAAGCAGAATGCTGTAGATTTGAGCATTAGAGTGGTGATACTGATAGAAGCGTTGTTCAATAGGACCATAGTTTTCTGGTAATAAACCCTGCATAGACTGCTCTGCATTTGCACCATAGAAATGGATTGCTCCACTTGTAAAGATATGGTAGTTTGCATTTGCACGAGCTACAGAAATAAGGCTATCTAATAGACGATCAGACTTGAAGTACTCTTCATAGTCTGGAACGTTGATATTAGCATTAGCCAAATCATTTAAGATACGGTTAGATAGATTCTTAACTTCATTGAAGAATCGATCACCATATTTAGAAAGGAAATCAGGTCCATACTTTTTGATCTCACGATCAATAGCATTAGGGCGAGGTTTACCATTCTTATGAATACTAAGAGTAGAGTTTCTCTTAGATAGTTTCTTTTCTTGTTCGATATCAATCTTAGTAATTTCTTTGAATCGATCAAGATAGCCACGTCTATAATAGTATTCGGCTTGGCTTTGAGGTTCTGCATTCCACTTTGGAATCATAGGTGATTGACCAGCTTGAGTAAATTGAGCTACCCAAGCTTCTGCATCAACTTTACCTTGATTGAAAGCTGCAGTAAATGTATCTAGGTTTTGATTAGACATCATATTCGTCTCCTTCCTCTTCAAGACGACTAATATCTTGAAGAACTGAACCATTCATAACCATATGAATGGCATTATCATAATTCTCTCTTTCTACTTCAGAGATACCATCGATTTCAACTTGGGATTCAAGATACGATTGAATATCAAAGTCATCTTGGAACCACTTGTTTCCATCTTCATCTACAATAGTATCAAGATAGTGCATGAATTGCACCAATGAAATAAAGCCATCGTAATCATATGGTCGAGTTTGCCATGAAGAGATCTTAGACTTTTCAAAGTCAATAATATCTACATGCTCGATAATATACTCACGAACAGCTGTTTGACCCATTGCAAACTTGAATGTCTTCTCTTGATCATATCCATCAATGAAGAATATGAAGAGAGTATACATTCTATCTTCTGGGTCTACATTAAACTTACCATTCTCATCTGGCGTAATTGGGAATGCCAGTGTAAGTGGTGATTCAAAAATATTTCCGTTATCCATAATTAGTTTCCTCCTTTGTGCATAATATACTAAAACATAATCTAGGATCACGTTTATAATATATGCTCTTAGAAGAATTTAGGCTTCGGTTTTACATATATCATGAAATTCGAGAACCTAGTTATGCCAGTATAGATGAGATTAGACATAATGTCTCTATGTAAAAACTCTTCCATAAAGATACCATGGCTATATTGAGAACCTTGAGATAAATGTGTTGTAATAGCATAAGCTAATTCAAACTTATCTGCTTTATTATATGGGTTCCTCTTGAGAAACTCTCTTTTATCTTGTGGTGCACGATAGTATTCTAAATCCATCTTTAATTGAGGAAATAGATTATTTTGTAGAAAATTTGGTGGAAACAGTTTAAAGAAAGGAAGTTAAAATGGATAATATAAAAGCAATATTTATGGACTTAGATGGAACTGTGCTGACAAGCGGGCATAAAGTTTCAAAAAATTTGATTAAGAAACTGAGGGAACTGGAAGGGAAGGGAGTGAAAACATTTGTTGCAACTGGGAGAACATTTTCTTCATCAAAGCCTTTTGTGGAAATGCTGGGAATTAAAAATCCAGTAATTAATTATAATGGGGGAAGGGTTGTAAATCCCTTGAATAGTGAGGTTATTTTTGAAAAGCCTGTTGAGGCACAGGATGTGGAGGAGCTTATCAAAGTTTCAAGAGAAAAGGGAATACATCTGAATTTATATATGGATGACAAGCTGTATATTGAACATGAAACTGAAGAAGGGGAAAAATATTCAGAAAGTGTAGAAATTCCATATTATGTGAGAAATTTTGATGAATTCATCGGTAAATCTTCTACAAAGGCATTATTTATCGCAGAAAATTCGATTTTACTGGAATTAAAAAAGGAATTGGAAGAAAAATTGCCACATCTTAA